CACAAGGATTGTTTCGTCAGCGTTCCACGTTGTTGTTCCATCTTGTAAGATTCCATCCAATAAATGTTTGTAGAATAAAGTTCCCAATATTGTTTGAAGATCAATATCCTGTGCGATCTGAATTTCTGCTTTAAGAACATCCATATCAACATTTTTGTTAATATTTGTATAGTTCTTCAACTTAACTTCACTGATCAGTAATTTTCCTATTGCCATTTTAGTTATTGTTTAAATTTGGATAATTTGGTTCAGGTCTATTTTGTTCGTTATGACCTGTTTTAACTGGAGGAACCGGTTTTGGATTGTTCTCATCATCTGTTGGAACAATTGGAAGAGGTTCGTAGATAGATAATTGTTTAATCTCAAGAGTTGTCTTCTTTCCAAAGAATAAGGTTAATAATTTATTGAACACCGGTAATATTTCATCTTGATATGGTTTAATAACCATACGAGCAAAGTACTCACTATGGTCAATTATCTCATTCCTGCTACCCAATTTACCAGGTGTAGAAATACCAAATAACTCTGCAGAAGACACACGATGAGAAGACAGAATAGACCTACTAATATCTTCATAAAGACTTTGGTAATAACTGTCGTGATCATTACGAGGGATCTGTACAATATCTGGAGACTGTTCTTTACTTTCATTAAATGATACAATTGCTTGACCGGCATTATCAGTTCCACCATATTGTGATTCCAATGCACGTACTAATATACGTTGTTCTTCCTCACCAGGGATACCGTTATTATAATTAATCCATAATGAAGGAACCATACCTTGACGTAGGTTATTCATATGGAAGTTTTTAATCTCAATATCTATTTCAATACTACGTTGTCCGGCCGACCAATCCGGAACTGGGTAGTACGATAAACCAGGTTGGTAAATCTTAAAATAAAATATTTGAACTGGTTCTTTTTCATTCTTGTTGAACGCAGGAAATGATTGTGGTGGATACTTTCTTGTATCTTCCCATTCAGGAGAATAATAATAGGTATCAACTTTATCCGTATCAGGATTAATCTTTCCCGATCTAATACGAGAAAAATCCAAATGATATATTTCAGCAATATTCTTTCTATCTCTGCTCCATACAATGTTTAATGCAAACCCACCGAATAACATAAAATCCAACATACATTTTCTCATAATGTCTGTTACATTCTCATCACCGTTTAATAATTCCCAAACTGCGTCAGGATTATCATCAGAATAAATCTCATCACCTAAGATTTGATTTACTTTTGATTTAACGATTGCTTTATGGATTGCACAGTTGTCATATAACTCAATAAAATATTGAGGTAATAAATTGTTCTGACCATAAAATACCCAAGGAGAACGATTTAATATTTCAGAAAATACGGGAAATGATGCCGTTCTGAAGTTTATGTTTTGTAATTGAAATTTCTTTATCTCACTCATAATTAATCTTGTATGTAAATGTAATTTTCATTCTCTTCATTTTGTGAAACATATTCTGTAAATGGTTTGCTCTCTTGAACACCATTAACGTTTGCAATGGTTACATAAACCAATTGATCTGTATCACCATAAATGTTGAGATTATATTGTCCTTCATAGATCAAATCATCTGTTGTAAGATCTAATACTATAGTAGAATATCTAACATTACTTGTATATTGTAAAGGATTAGAAGTATCGATAGTATATGTGGTTGTTAGTTTAGACATTATATGTGTAAAAACTAAATCATATGTACTAAAAGATGTTTGAGAATTGTTATTAATGTTTAATACCAACTCATTAACTTCATTTTTATTAATGTATAACATAATATATTGTTCTACTATTAAATATAAAAAAAATCAAATTGAATTGATAAAACCTAAAAAACCCTCCAAAAAGGAGGGTTAATTGATAGAATATATACAATTCAGTTCAAAAGAACCTACAGAATATATTAGTTCACGATTGAAGCACCTGTGAACACTGATGCTAAAGCACCATTGATCACGTTAGCTGGCTCATGTTCTTGACCTTTGAAAGTAAGGTTGAAACCATTACGATCAGAGAATTGAACACCAGTTAATGCAGCACCTGATGCTAAATACATACCATTAACTTGACCTAATAAGTATTGTGTACCATTTTGGTCGATAGCAACGATTTGTATTTTATCGTTTTGAGAAAGAACTTTTAATTCATTTCTCTTTTGTTGATCATACTTGTACAATACAGCCAATAATTCTTGATCGAAGAAGATAGTTCCGTTCTCAAAGTTCTTTTGGATGTTTTGTGTTAAAGATGATGTATTTCTTTTTAATTCAAATCCGTACAATGTAGTTCCTGTTGTAGAAGTAGCACCAGTGATTGCACCATCAGCATCATAAGTGTATCCTGTTACAGATCCACCACCACCAACGATGTAAATTTTTTGGATACCACCAATACCATCAGAACAACCTAATTGTACTCCTGAAGTGATAAAACAACTCATATTTATATTATTTTTATAAAAGGGGGAATTTCACCCCCTCAATTATTTTTTATTATGCTAAACCGTTTGTAGCGAAGTACACTGTTGAACCGAATTGTGCAATTTGTACACCGTAGTTGTAGTTTGCACGGAATCTAATTTCATCGAAGTCTTTAGAGTACCACATATCCATTTTCTCGTGATCTGAAGTTAAGTCAAAACCTACAACTGTATATTCCTTAGGACCAATTGTGATTTTGTTATAACCAGCCAATCCGATTGTTGGAACCACCTTAACGTTTGAGTTAGGATGTGTTGCTTCCATATTAGAAGTAATATCAGCAGAACCGATATAGTTATGGAAGAAGTTAGCCTTAGTTAAAGCTTGTAGATATAATCTCCAGTTTGCGTAAGACATAAACACAACTAAGTCTTCACGACTCATCGCGTTGTCATCTAATGCATCGATCAATTTATCAACCTCTGTGATTGGGTTACCAGCAGTACCGTAAGCAGCTGAAGCTGAGAACGCTGTACCGTTTGAGTTACCAATACCAGTGTTACCTGTTGTGATCAAAGTATAAAGACCATTGAAACAAGTAGAAGTGTTACCAGTTGCACCGGTATTTGCTTGCCATAATTGTGTTTCAATTCTTTGTTGAACTTGTTTAATTTTTAAGTCAGCAATTTGTTGTTCGAATGGAACAGTCTCACTTGTTTGACCTGCGTTCATTAACATTGATTGATACGTAGGATATAATTGCTTATAACATAACGCTTCGAATAATGTCTCTGGACATGTTGTGATATTTCTTTGAGTAAAGGTAGTTGTACCTGAAGGACTCAAAGAACAGTTTCCTGCTTGGAATGTAGGGTTACTATCCAATAAGTTTAACGCTTGTGTACCTTTAACACCTAAACGTACTGAACTATACTTAGGAGTAGTAGCTCCGATTAAAGCTTTAGCAAGTAATTCTCCACCAACTTGGTCTGTGTAACCAGTAATGGACGATACTACGTAACTAAACTCTTGTTCTGAATAAATTTTCATAATTTACTTTAGTTTTTTAATTATTTTTTATTTTTTCTCATCTCTAATATATTAGCAAGACGAGCTTCAACCTCATCATCAACTTTTGAGAAAGCGTCAGACTTGGAATATTTTATTTTTTCACCACCTGGTTCTTTTTTGAACGCTTCAAATTCATTTTTCAATGCACTGTATTGTTCATCCATTTGACTTAATTTATCGTGTGCTTTTGTTACAAACTCTTTCAACATATTATACATATCGTCATAATGTTGAGGGTTTAACTTAGCATCCTCTTTATTTGTTTCTTTATCTACAGGACTAACAGCTTCCTCTCCTTCTTCAGCTGGTGTTTCATCAGCTTCTTCAGCAGGAGTTTCAGTTTCTTCACCAGGACCTTTTTCTTCAGCAGGAGTTTCTAATGAAACAATTTCACCGTCTTTAACAGTTACTTTTGAACCATCTTCTAATTCATGATCACCATCTGGTGCTGGTATTGATGTACCATCTTTAATCACAAATAATTTACCACCTACAGCGAAACCTTTACCAGTTGCAGAAACTTCTGTACCGTCTTTCAATTTCCCTGAAACAAATACTTCTTTTACATTTGAAATTTTACCTTCAGAAACTTCTATTTCAAAAGCATCTAATTTGTAAGAACCATCTTCTAAAGTTACTTTTTCAAATAACTCATTAATTTTATAAACAGATTTTCCAACCTCAATTGCTTCCGCTTGTAAGATTGTATGATCCTCTAATTTAAAATCTAATAAAGTAGGTTCTGCCGATAAAAATCCAAACTGTACCATCAATTTCTTAATTTCAGAAATTGCACTTTTTGAATTGGACATAATTGTATTTTGTTTTATTTATTATTCTTATTATTAAATATATATATAATCCTTTTGCACCAAATTATAAGATCGGATGGAATGGTAAAATTGATTTTGTAATTGAACCAATATTTCACCAACACTCATATTTGGATATTCATTTAAGTTAATTTTCTTTGGTAACTCAAATCTTGGGTTCTCCCACTCAATCTCTAACATCTTTTAGTATTTTAGCAACTTCTATTAAGAATAACTCTTCTCTCTTAAATTCAGCAACTTCTTCAAAGAAACCTGAAACACTAAATCCATTTAGTTCATGATTTTTAACCATTTTCCAAACTTCAGGATTATTGATCTTCATTGAGACAAACCACGTACCAGAAGGTAAGTGTTCAAATCCATAATCTGTAGATTTATCGTTATTACTTTCTTTAATCCAACTTTCAATTACAAATACATCAGGAACCGCTTTACCATCATGCATCAAATCATTATTATCAATATATTTGTTTTTCATGTATTTGTCTGCAATCATCTTAATGGTTTCAGGAGAGAAATACACATAATAAGGGTTTCCTTGATTATCTTTTCTGAAAATCTTTTCATTTGGGATCATTGCTGGACCCAATACAATTTGTTTATCAATATCTTGTGCAAAATATTGTTCTGTTAATTGAGTTGTAAATAAATGATTAATTTCATCTTCAAACATTGAAGGTTTTGTTAATCCTTTCTCAAGAACTTTCTTTTTCTTTTTTCCAATACCTGGATCTACATATCCACCAATTGAACCAACATTATAATCAAATTCTTCTGTAACAACTCCTGGCAAATGTTTTTTAATATCATTTATAACATCAGGGTTATTATCAATATGTTTATGTATCCCCAATTTTTCTAAGGTCTTCCATTTAGGTTGTCCATTGGTATAATGTATTTTATCGTGTGGGATTCCTAATTCATCTGCAGCGGCATTAACTGGTGTTGATTCAGAACTATTTCTTGACGTAACAATATGAACATCATAACCTTCATTCAATAATTGTTTGGCAAGTAACATACCTTTCGTGGTCGATAATGTCCCATCATAATCAATTGAGACCTTTTGTCCACCAAAATTATAATCTCCCTTATCTTTTTTCTTTGCATGAAGGAAATGGTTCTTTGCTTCATCATTCCACGTTCCTTTTGTTATATGAAGAGCGTTTAATGCTCTAATAACCTTGCTATGTGTAACAACTGAATCAGTTTCAGGTAAATCTTTTACATAGTGGTAACATTTAACCATTTGATCGACAAAAGTGTTAAAACTAACCCCACCAGGTACTTCTTTATCAGGATTATTAACAAAATACTGTTCATCAAACTGATCTATATCATCACCATCAAACTTTCCTACATTCCACGTGTTTAAATGGTTGTTTATGTAATGAACTAACCTATTTTCGGGTGTTTTTCCCTCATTTGCGGTGTCTTTTATGATTTTTGCGGTGTCTTTTGCTCGTTTTATACCACTTGAAATGATCCTTTTTGTACCTGTTTCTGCTATGTGTTTCCCGACATTTTTAGCGTATTTTACCCCATTTTCCGTCAAATTTGAGTCTTTTACACCTCCTTCCTTACCATTTACGTTATTTTCGTCTTGACCGTGTTCAAAAACGTTTGTTCCATTGATTGTAGTAGGATAAACCTTACCACTCATCTCTTCTTTTTCAAATTCTTTAATTTTTGATTGAGCCCAACTTAAAGCTGAAGCTCCACCCCATGCATCATACATTAATTTACCACAACCATCACCATATCCTTTGGAACTTTCCAAATCAACTTTATGACGAGATAAATAACTATACATTCTTTTGATAGTATCCTTAGATAATGGTTCACCTTTAGCAAGTTGATTAGCACATTGCTTACCAACTTCAGTTCCACATGATCCCCAACCATTTTTTTCCACATAATCTAAAACTCTTTGAGCATTATGTTTAATTGTTTCAGGATAATCAGAATGACTATCTTCCATTTTTTGTTTATGGATTGGAACACAATTTGGAACTTCTTTTCCATCTTTCATTTTTGTACCATAAGCAACATAACCTGATTCACAAGGATTAACCATATCTTTGTGTTTTGAAAATGCCACCCAATTTACTTCAATTGCAGGTTGATCGACAAGACTGATACTATCAATTCCTGATATATCATCATCTTCTTCTATTTTAAGTTCAAATATTTTTTCTTTCTTAATCATACTATTAAATATAAGTTTTTTTATAATGTACTTAAACTCTTTAACCTTGCCTGTCTTTGTTGAGCGGTAGTTAATTCACTTTGTACAACATATGTTTTAATTATTGGTTGTTCATTAGGACCATTTATAGTTTTTGGATTATCATTACGAGGTTGTCCTACTGCAGATTGTGTAAATGGAACACCACCCGCAGCAACATTCATCAAAGATAATATTGGACCGAATGCTGTTACAGCTCCTCTCGTCATTACTGCTTCCCCACCTTCAAGCATTGCAGGAACACCTCCTGCAGTATGTGATGGTCCACTGATATAACCTCCTGATCCATAGTTCTTTCCTCTATTAATTGTATCACCACCTCCTCCACCACCACCTGAAGCACCATCAATTTGTGCAAAACCTGCGGCAGTTGCTGCAAGTACACCAGCAATACCAATATACTCAGAAGTTTTAACCATTGCAGTAACAGTTGCAAGTTGTGCTGCTGCGGGAATTGCAGTAATTGGATTTACCAATAAAGGTGCTGCAACTGCTGTCGCTGTGGCAATACCTGCATTAGCATCCACAATAATCTTTGCAATTTGTGCTGCGGATTGTATTGCAAGAGCAAGATGTTGAATATCTTTATTTCCTTTAGCATAAGTGTTTGCAAGTGAAACCAATGTATTACCAATATCTGTGGCCCAACCAACTTCGGTTAATGCAATTTGATGTTTCCTATTAATTTCATCTACTTTAATTTGAACTAAATTATTTGAGTATTTTTCTTGTGCCTTAATTTGTTGTTGTGATCCCATTTCAGCATCACCTTTTTCTGCAGCATATTCTGAATAAGCCGCAGTTCTTCTTTTTGCATAATAATCATTAGTTATAAACTCAACATATTTAGCATGCTCTTGTTCAGAAGACGCTCTATCTTTTAATTCTCCAACAGTAATTGCGGTCATTTTTTGTTGGTGTTCTTTTGCAAGTAATTCCAACATTTCTGAATTACCTTCATAATCATCTTGTTGTTTCTTATATCGTGCCATTTCAAGTGCACGTTCTTGATCGTAATATTCTTGAGTTTGAGTTAATAACCCATTGAGTTTCAATTGTTGTTTTGTTATTTCCGCTTGATCTTCTTTGTCTGTAATATCATCCAATGCTTTCTGTAATTTTGTTTTTGCATTTAATATTACATCATTTTTAGTTTCTTCATTTTTACCAGCTTCAATAACTTGTTTATCATATTCGGCTTGAGCAATATCTTTTAAGGATTGGAAATATTCTTCACTATCTTTAGCTGCGGCTTCTCTTTCTCTTGTATGTAAATCTATAACCGCTTGAGCTCTTCTTGCTTCATCTTCAATTATAGCGTCATTAATCTTTTTTCTATCAATTTTATCTCTTAAATTACGTTCATTTTGAGATAATTGTATATTAACATTTTCTCTATCAACAAGTTGGTTTCTTTGTTTAACTAATTTAACTAATTCATCTTTAGATGTATTTTCTTTTTTAATTTCTAATTCAATCTTTGCATCCAAATCTCTTAATTGATTTTGATAAGATCTTTTGTTTTGTTCTTCTATTCCTGAATATCCTTCTTTATTTACTTCTGCAGCACTTTGAATTTGTTGTTTTTCTAAATCATTTACATTTTTTTGTGCATCTTCATATAATTTTTGTGCTTTATCTAATTCTTCTTTGGAAATACCTAAAATTCCACCTTTTCTTTTTGTATTTTCCTCTGCATTTTTTAAATTATTTCTTGCTTCATTCAATGCATTTGTATATAATTTATAATCTTCTTTAGCATCGGCCAATCCTTGTTTCCTAATTGATGCTTCAGATGCATTATTTGCTTTCATTTCTGCCAATCTATCTGATTGACGTTTTTTTGCATCAATTAAATTTAATTCTAAAACTTCTTTAGTTTCTTTAATTGAAGTATTTAATTGATCATTTGCAACAGTTGCCGCATTTGTACCTGTAAGCCAATCCTTAAGAAATGCACCAATTGGTATTAAAACAACAGCACCTAATAATGCATAAAATGCTGCAAGTGATGCTTCAGCAATAACTATTGCAACATCTAATGCTCTCATTGCAACAGTAAATAAAGTAGTACTCGTTGTGGCAGTTGTAGTTGCCACAGTTAAACCATCTGTGGATGCAGTTAAACCATTAGTAGTTAAAATACCAATTTTTTCTTGAATATTTAAAAGATTTTGTTTTTCAACAGAAATTTCAGTTTGAAGTGAATTTCTCATCCTTGATTTAGTAGATTCATCTTCAACTGGAATATTTTCTAAGGTTGCTAAGGTATTTTGTTTTTGAATAATATATTCTTGAGTAAGTGCTTCTTGTTTTTTAAGAATTGATAAAGTATCTGTATCTCTTGCTTTGGCATTTACAATTTGAGCATCCGTATTAGCAACAGCAGCGGTTGTATCTGCAGCCTGTGCAGTTGCACTTCCACCTAATGCCGCCGTTTCAGCAGTTGCAGCAGTTGTATTAACAGCATTAGCACCAGCATTAGCGGTATTTGTACTTGCATTAACGGTATTACCAATACCAGGAATATTTTTAGTTAAACTTTCTCCTGTAAATGTTGCTTTTAAAATTTGAAATTGTGATTTTAAATCTTCAAAAGATAATTGTGATAATTCCCTCAAAGCAACCAAACTCATTTGAATAACTCCAAAGAAATTACCCATAGCACCAGGTAATAATGATAATGATCCAAATAACTCCCTACTTCTTGTTTGAGTTGCTTGAAGACCCATTTGAGCATCAGCAAGTAATAATCTCACAGATTGTCTCTGAGCTTCATTATATGAAGTATTGGATAATTCTTGTCTTAGGTATCTTACTTGTTTCTGTAAAGATACCATATCATTGGTCCATTTGGTGACGGTTCCATCATCGGTAATTTCGAGGTGGAGTTTGGTATATCCTTCTAATGCCATATCTATCTATTTTCGTTTAATTCAGCAGTGAACGCCAAATCCAATAAATCTTTATTTTGTGTTTTTAAATTTTGAATCGATCTAAAATCAATCTTAGTCATTTTTGGTAGATTCTTTGCTACTTCATAAAACTTCAATTCAAATACTGTTGTATGAACATTTTCAAAATCTAATAATTCTTTATCTGTATATATTTTCATATTAATTAATTTTAAGTACAAGAACAGTTATTATTTGTAATTGATGCTGAAAATACTGCTGACGGATAATTTGTTGTTATATATGAACTGGTTACATTTGATACCAATTTTTCACAACAAATACCAACAATTGTAGCATGAGTTACATTTCCTGATGCATGATTTACATAATAATAATTTGAGTTTGTAGGACAATCCCAATAAACATCATATGTTGCTGGAATTGGTGTAGGAGTTGGGGTAGGACAAATTGTAGTTGATGTAATATGACCTTCTGATCCTGTTACAATATAAACTGTTCCACTATAATAATATTCACCATTAGGTACAATATCACTTAAATCTGGTAACCATAATTGAGTACCAATATCAAATGAACCATAATAATGATAAGTTGCTGGTGTTGAATTAGTACATGCAGCACCCGGTGTTCCACCACTATACATCACAATATCATTAACTATTGGAGTAGCGGTTGGTGTAGCCGTAGGGGTCGGAGTTGGGGTAAAAGTTGGTCCACCTGTAGGGGTCGGAGTTGGTGTAGCCGTAGGAGTAGGGGTTGGGGTAGAAGTTAGTGTAGGAGTAGGAGTTGGGGTTGGACCACAAACATATCCTGCTCTACAATCACCTGTACCAGGTCCTGTTAAATAACTTTGATCAATTCCATATGTATCCGTTGGGTTAAATTGAACAACACCACCTACATATTCAATACAAGCAAAGTAAATTGATGGTCCAATTGTATAATCAATAACCGTATCAACACCATAACAATTGTTATATCTTAATGATGCAATAACTGTTCCTTCTCCTGACGTTGTTCCTGTAACATGAATTGGGTAACAATAACAATAATTTACAGGTGTAGGAGTAGGGGTTGGTGTAAAAGTTGGTCCTCCTGTAGGAGTAGGGGTTGGGGTTCCAATAGTTGGGGTAGGTGTAGGAGTTGGAGTTGGTACTGTTACATAAATTCCATTGTGTGAAATTGGAAATACACATCTTTTTCCTAATAATCTTAATTCAATATAATATAATCCACTTGAAAAAGAAGTTTGACCTACCATATCAGGTGTTACAACTAAATTATAGTCAGTAACAACCCAAGTTGTTTCATTTACATCACTATCTTGTTGAGCATCAACACAAATCCATGGTTTAAAATATTGTTTATCTGGTGTTTGTAGATGTAAAGACATATAATTCAAATATCCATTTACAGGAGAAATGAATGGTTCAGCACCATTTAAAAACATATTATAAGCAAGATGGATATGAATATTACCATCAACATATGTAATATCAATTGCTTCAATATTACCTGTTACACTATTTTCTTGTAGATTATGGATAATTTCAACATCATATTCAGCCAATTTATTATTGGGAAAAACGAAATTGTCGTTAGTAACCTGTGCTATATATTTCTTGCTCATATTCTAATATTAAATATAATTTTTTGTATTTTGTAATTTTAAATTAACAAGGACCAATATCTGTCCAATATCCTGAACCATATAATAAAGTAATTGAACCTTGTTGAGCACATATTGTACCACCAGCCGGTAATACAAACATTGTATGATAAACATTGGAACAATCATACCAACCAATTTCATATTCAAATGGAATCCCACCTGAAAGTTGATAGGTTCTGCAAGGTGCAGGTGTAGGAGTTGGAGTTGGAGTAGGACATAAACCATTATTTGTTACAGTCCATACATTACCACCATTATCGGCACTAAATCCACAAACATAAACAGTTGCTCCACCTGGTGGTACATCAGTACCAGCTGTAAAAACATAATTTGTTTGATAAACATTATTACAATCATACCAATGATAAGCATATGCACTACTTTTTGTAAGTGTTACTGCATTTGTTAATTTCCAATTCACACAAGGAGGTAAAGGAGTAGGAGTTGGGGTTGGAGTAGGTGTAGGAAATTGAAAGCCTTCATTAGGGAATATTTGTGTACTCCCTAAGAATGCAAAACTTATTTCTTTATTTCCAACATTAATTTTTTCACTCATATTATTCTATTTTAAATATAATTTTTGGTGTTTTGTATTTTTAAATTGGTTTATGGCCATCCATCTATCCATTCTAATGTAACATAATCTGTTACTTTAAGTGCACCAGGATATAAAATTGTACTACCATCTGTTGTTGGTGAAGAACAACTATAAGTATTATTATTTATATTTCCACCTGTTACTTTTAAAATATCATTTATATATAATCTACTAAATGTTCTATTTCTTGTAATAATTGTATCTGTTCTACAAATAGTTCTATTTAATTGAAAGTTTAAATTTATTCCATCACTCCAATCATAAATATTTGATAATGGTTGATATTGTGTTGTAAATCCACTATAAGTATTTGTTGTATAAGAAACACTTTGTCCATTACTTAATGGTCCATTATCAGGATTTATTGTACCATAAGGACTTGCTAAATTCCAATCGGCATTTAATCCACTTACATTAATTGAACTATAAGATGTAGTACCAGTTACGGTATATCTAAATCTAATATAAGGTCCTTCTTGTATATAACTAAATGGTAATATAATCATTTTATATGAAATTTTTGATACTTGACAAATACATACTACCAGTATCAAATGATACTAATGTAACAATATCTGTACTTTTGGTTAATGTTGGAATGTAAGCAGAACCTGATGGTTGTTTTACATTGGATGAAAAACTAACTGTTGCAGAACCTGTTGTGGCCATTTGAATATTAACAGTTTGTCCTTTATTTATATTAGTTAAATTAATAAATGTATTACTACCACTTACTAATTGTAATGTATAATAATTACCATTATTTAAATTTAAAGATGCTGTATTAGATGAAATAGTTAAAGCATTTACAAAACCTTGAACTGAACCTGTTATAATTACTGAACCTGTTAATATTAAAGAACCAGTTATTGATTGTGTTGTTGATATTGAACCTGTTGTTATTAAACCAACTAAAGAACCAACTCCTGATGTTCCACTTGTTCCTGAAGTTCCACTTGTACCATTACTTCCTGATGTACCAGAACTTCCTGAAGGTCCAGTACTTCCACTTGTACCAGATGATCCACTTGTTCCATTACTTCCTCTTGTTCCTGAAGAACCTGATGTACCCGATACTCCTGACGTTCCCGATGTTCCATTTGTTCCTGCTTGAGCCATTAAAGACCAATAATTAGAACCTGGATCTGCACCAGGAACATAATTCAAATTACCATCTACATTTGATACCCATGCGGAACCATTATAATTTACAGTATCATTTGTATTATATGTTGTTGTTCCTGTCCAAACTCCAATAAATTTATATCCTAAACCACTGCTTCCTGAAGTACCACTTGTACCTGATGAACCATTAGATCCACTTGTACCTGAAGTACCACTACTTCCTCTTGTACCTGAACTTCCTGACGTTCCATTTGATCCCGATGTACCTGAAGAACCTGATGATCCATTTGTTCCATTCGATCCAGATGTTCCTGAAGAACCTGATGATCCATTTGTTCCATTCGATCCAGATGTTCCTGATGTACCATTACTTCCTGATGTTCCACTTGTACCATTACTTCCTGAAGTACCTGATGATCCACTTGTTCCTGAAGATCCATTTCCACCTAATGAAACAAAGTTTAACATAACATTTTGAGTGGGAGGAGGAATTGAACCTCCTGTGAATGTTGCCGCTACTCTATAATAATTTGATATTAGAGTTGGAGAACCATTTATATTGAATTTTCCTAATGTAGTTCCTGTTAAAGACATTATATACAATAAACCTAATAAATTTGTATCATCCCAACTTTCAATCCATGGACCTTCATTATATCCATTTAAATCTGTATTACTTATATATAAATAATTGTTAGGAGCATCAAACGCAAAACCACCTGCTGCAACAGAACCTGGTGTACCACTTGTACTGAAAATACTATACATTGGTAAAGAACTTCTTCCTGATGATCCTGATGTTCCATTTGAACCTGATGTACCACTATTACCAGAAGTTCCGGATGATCCATTGGTTCCATTTGATCCTGATGTACCACTAGTTCCTGATGTACCATTACTTCCTGAAGTTCCCGATGTACCATTACTTCCTGAAGTTCCACTTGAACCTGATGATCCATTTGTACCATTACTTCCTGAAGTTCCTGATGATCCACTTGTTCCTGAAGTTCCACTAGTACCAGCTTGAGACATTATTGACCAATGTGTAGTATCAGATGGAGGGGGAGTAAAAGCTCCTGAATAACTTAATATACAAATATAACTACTACCTGAATAACTTACCACATCATTTTTATTATAACTTCCACCACTAGCAACAAATACACCTCTCCATAAAAAAGATGTACCGGAAGTTCCTGAGGTACCTGAAGAACCATTACTACCCGATGATCCACTAGTTCCTGAAGAACCATTTGTTCCATTAGAACCTGAAGTACCACTTGTACCTGAAGAACCATTGGTTCCGTTTGATCCAGATGTTCCTGATGATCCATTAGATCCATTACTTCCTGAAGTACCCGATGAACCATTAGATCCACTTGTACCTGATGTACCCGAAGTTCCGCTTGTGTTCATACTTCCACTTACCAAATATAATGTATTTTGATCTAAGGAACCTGATAATGAAAGATTTGTATATTCTGTATTAGTTAAAGTTGTAATATTATTTACACGTGGAAGAGATTGAGTATCAGTAACATTTGTTATTACGCTTCCTGTATTACTTCCATTATAAACATTAATTGAACCTGTAATTGTTTGTGTTCCATTAACATAAAAAGATCCTGTTATACCAACATTTTTTGAAGCATTCCAAATTGATCCTGTTAATGCAAATAAACTATCACCTGAAGTACCACTTGTACCTGAAGTTCCATTAGAACCCGATAAACCTGAAGATCCATTTGCTCCTGATGTACCGCTTGATCCTGAAGATCCTGATGAACCATTAGAACCTGATAAACCTGAAGATCCACTTGCTCCTGATGTTCCACTTGAACCTGATGTACCATTTGCACCATTATATCCTGACGTTCCTGACGTACCAGATGTATTATTAAACATATTTTCTCTAAGAACTTTATATGTCGTTGTTTGTGAACTATCATCCATTACCAACCACGATCCCGAGGTATTTCCAGTAAATTCAGGTAATTCAGAAATTTTGATGTTACTCATATTTAATTTTGTTGTGTTTGTATATTTTTATTATCTTCAGTATCAAGTACTTTTGTATCTTCCGTTTCAATTAAATTAGTTAATGGTGATCCAAATACTGTTGAACTACCAATTCTTATTCCTACTCGACTTGCAATCGTTGCAAATGTTGTACAATCTATAAATAGATTCAATCCTGTTAATGTGTATCCACTATTAAAATAATATGTTGGCATATTATAACCAAATGGTCCTTCAGGTTGTTCATAAACATAACTCATCAAAGTATCACTTGTCCAATCATAATATCCACCATTATCATATTCATCTTGTGTAATTTCAATCATTGTATAAGGAACATAATAAGTTGAACCTGTTAATGATAATTGATAGGTTACAGTTGATGTAAAACCTGATGGTGGATTATTACCATATATTATTGCGTTATTATGATCATAATAAACACTCCAACCAAATTGTGTATATAATAAATTAGGATTTGTAAAATCTGTTTTTACTTTGAAATGGTAACCTGTATTATCACAATATTGATATTTAAAATATCTTGTTGGATAAATATTTGGATTATAATCTGTTTGAAGTAATTCAACTTCGGTTAATTCTGTATTTGATAAATTATAATCAGTTATAACATTCCAAGTGAAATATTGTTCCTTAATTTTAATAATATCATTTGGTTTAAGATTTTTATAATCAGAAAGTGTTAAATAAAACTTACCTTTCAAAAATCTTGTATTTGGATTAAATAAATTATTTATTCTTGAGGAATAAAAATTACCATAAGCATCATTATAGGTATAAACATTATATGTATATACATCAATATATGTTAATGGTTCTGCATTAAAATTAACCGTCAAATTATCGTTATTAATTTTATATTGATCTTGAATCCCAATCGGCATGCTATTAGAAACAATCGGAACATTTTCTTGTGAAAGGTAACCTGTTGTTCCTGTAGTTCCTGTTGAACTACCAATCCACACATTATAAGTTGTTGCTGAATAAGATGCTGTTGAATTATATGTTTTTCCTGTCGGTGAAAATTCATTTAATATGTTTGCACCTTGTAAAAACCAAAACAATTTAGGTTTAGTTTTAACACCAGTATATTGATAAAAAGTTTGTGTTTGTCCATTTACATCTTGCTCAGATGTTGTTCCCGCATAATTAATTCCTAATGGTAAAGTAATATGACCACTATCCGCTAATGATCCATCAGGTAATTCAATTGCATCCCATTGACGGAATATTTCTGTTGAAAAACTTGTTTTGGTCTCTCCTGTTGTTGATTTAAAGTTTGTCTGATTTGGTACAAACTTTTGACCGTATATTCTATTATTTTTATTTTTAAATGTAACGTTTCCATAATCACCATCTTCAACATCATAAAATGTTAAATAAGTATCAATATAATTAATTGCCGGTTCAACAGAAAATCCTTGATCATAAGATAATTTATCTGTCCAGTTTTTTATATCTCCTGTTCCCATATAATAGGTAAAAGGTTCAATAATAATTCTATTTGGAACTTCGGGATCGGGAAGAAATACTAAATTAAATTTTTTTGCAATCGATGATAAAAAATCAATTTGTGTAAATTGTGGATCTATAACCAAACTAAAATTAACATAATCTCCATCCCTATAATTCACAAAATCATTAATTGCAACAGGATAATATTTTAATGTTGATAATGGTGCAAAACCAACATTTTCATATCCACTCACAGCACTAATAGATTTATTATAATGTCTATAAACTGTGTTTGATGGAGTATGTTGATCTAAAACAATTGTTGTTCCTGAAGAAGATCTTGGAATTGTATAATTACTATTATAATATTCAATATATGTAAAACCTAAAAATCCATGATATTCTCTTTTAATTTCAATTGTCGTTAAAATATCTTGAGTACAATAAACAGGGATTCCTGTTCCACTTTGTACAACTATTAAATCAAATTCTGTTAAACCAGTTGAAGGATTAACAATTACATCTACCGCACTTGGTGGTAAAGTAGGAATTGAAGTTAATGTATATGAGAATTTTGTTAAGTTTGAACTAAAATATCCATACATATACAATGTCTTCATCCAAGGGGTGTTCATAAAATCTGACTTAATTGAATATCCATAAGTTTTGAATAACAATTGAATCATATTCCAAATTGATAAACCAGGTTTTAATTGATTATCCAACAATCCTTGACCTGGAGTGTTTAAACAATATGGTCTAACTCCATCCGCAATTGCTGCAGAAATGGAAGTATAAGCACCTTGTTTAATTGGTGAAGAAGTATATAATCTTGTTTCAACATCTTTTGTTGTACCACTTACACTTACAGAACTTCCTGAATATAAATAACCATTATGAACAATTGGATAAAGATATGTTTGAGGTTGTTCCTGATTTTTTGAAAAGTTTGATGTGTACCATCCATTGGTTACAGAACCCTGTCCGAATGTATGATTAAACTTATAATCAGAATCATCATAGTTAAGATCTTTTAAAAGATAGTTTCCCATATCAGCAAACAATGTTCCCACTGTACTATATAAAGAAACATCATATTCTACTTTTGAATTTAGAATATTAATTTTATTCATCCTTAAATAACCAACAAAGTATGGTTCATCATTAATTAATACCTGACAATTAACTTTTTTAATTGAACTGAACCTATATGAATCAGCATCAACATCAAAGAAATTTTCAAAGAATGCATTATTCTTTTTGGTACCAGGTAATAATACATTTAATGCAGTATCACTATTTTTTTTAGAAATATCCTGTAAATCTGCAAAGCTTCTTGTGACTTTAATTGGGATACTGGTATATAAATCCAATATCTGAAATTCAGTTTCACCCGAAATTGTATTATTATATTGAACCCTTAAAACGGTTTGTTGTTGTTGACCCATATTAGAAACCTTTATTAACGAAGTAACTGTCTCCAGTCTTCAATGTTATTCTGTATTTATTCAATTTACTATGTTTCTTAGTCATAGTATCAACTTGAGTTGATGTTACCTGTACAGGTCTTAAATCCTTATATATTTTATTTTGTCTATCTATCGTTGAAATATAATCACTATTCATGATATAAACTTGTGGAGATAAAAACAATTGTTCTAACCATTGTGATTGTGCAACACTTAAATAATCTGTATCAATTGTTATTTCTTGTGTAACATTTGTATCAAATGTTTTGTTACTTCTACCAATATTTCTATCGGGAGAACTAATATTGGTAGCATAATATCTATTATCATAACTTGTTCTATCTATTTTCTTTGTATCTTGTCTATAAGATTGGAATGTAAAATAATCATATCCTCCTTGTTCGTTCAACCAACATAATCTTGTATTTTCAGGAAGACAATTATCATATAAATAAAAATAGAATATTTCTGATATTGGACCAATTGGACCTACCGCTAATCTATTTGTGTTCCACGTTGGAAGACCATAACATAATTGTACTCTATAATAAGCAACATCATTCCAATTTACTCCTGAATAATATAAATTTTTAATATCAACTGGTCCACAAGGTAATGCAAATCTTTTCAATGTATCTGTATAATCGAAAGGAGATGTATATTGTGTTCCTGCTAATCTTAAATCTTGAGTAGTAGTATGAATCAATGTATTTGCACCACTATAAAATTGTATTACTGCAAAACCTGCTTCAATAACTTGTCTATCTCCTGTTTGTCCGTTTAAGTACCATAATACGTAATTTTCATCACTTTGTATATATTGGATACGTGGAGCATCCGTTAAAAATCTACCTGTTTCAGATTGTTCTGGAACAGTTGGAAAATCCATTAGATATTGACCAATTGGTGAAGTTCTATTATATAAACTTAAAACATTATCTGTAAAACCTGTTCCAATATTTGTACCTACTTCTTGATCAAAGTTGGGTAATATTAAATTATTATCAAACTCAAATGTACCTCCAATATAATCAAATATAGGTCCTGTTGAAATATAATAATCGGGATAAAATCCAGTTGGATTTATACTTTCAGGAACATAAGTATAATGATTATAATCGTTCGTTGGGATTGTTGTATATTCTGTAATATAATTTACTCCACTCAAATATCTATAACCATATTTAAAATTGAATTTAATACCATTATTATATTTTGCATTAACATTAATATCATTGCTTGTTGTTTCCCAATCATTTAACCAATAATATTGATAATGTTCTGTATTAATGTAATTCATCAAATAGTTATATGGTCTAATATAAAAATAATAATAGTATGTACTACCTGATAATTGTGTATTATAAGGAACAACTGACATTGTCCCAACTTTAACACCATCGGAATATAAATCTGCCACTAATTCCATAGTACTTTGTAATGTATCACCAGTAAGAACTACTTCATACTGACCACCTCTTTGATAGACAAAATCAGCACTCCTTCTAATCTGTGATGTACTGTTTAATCCGTTTGCGTATAATTGTGGGTATCCAAATGCCATTATTCTGTTGTATTAAATTTTGTATTAATTATATTGAGTAATTCATTCATTGATTGTTGTTCCAATAAATTAATAACTTTTTCATTATTCTGTATATTTTCCAAAGATTTTTGAACAAAACCTGCTGGTCTTATTCCAAACTTTTGAATATTTTTTTGTATAGCAAATGCAATGGGTAAAATATCCCCTGTTTTTTTTGCTGTCTTATGACTTTTTCTTGTTTTACCGTGACCTTTAACAAATCTTCCTCTTTCATCTCTTATACCTATTCCTTTTTCTAATAACCATTGCATGATTGCTGAAACGGGTACCATTTGTTTGCCAGATTGTCTTCCTTCATCAACAAAGTTTCCATAAGCAGCAATATCAATTTCCAATGTTTCTTGATCACCATTTCTTACCGGTAAAACTCTCACACTATCAACTAATGTTCCTGATGCAACTTTATTACCCACACCAGTAATTTTATTACCAAATGGGTATCTTCTTTGTCGTAATGTATCTTTTACGATTTGTTCAACAACAGGAGCAATTACTTGTAAATCCATTATAATAATTTAATGTTTATATAAGTTCCATTTCCACCATTTATAACTTGTCCAGTTGAACTATATGCAGTAAGATCTAAAGTATCTGTTGTACCATTTAATTGTACAAATACAATTCCTGTCATTGTTAATGCATCTAATAAATTAGTTTGTTGTTGGTTTATTGATATTTGATCAGTATTTTTATGAACTTGTACATTTACTTGACCTGTACCACTTCCCGCTGGATTCCAATTTACACTATAAGATATTTGATAAGTTCCAGCAATTGTAGGTTGGAAATAGAAATATTCACTGTTATACCAACCTGATGGATCAAAATCACTATAATTAAACTGAATTAATGTGTCTGAGTTGGATGGAATTGTTTGATTGGTAATTAATCTTTCTTGAGCATAACCAGCAGTTGATTGTAATGTTCCATTAACTACAAAATTATCTTTATAGAATGTTACTTTAGTTGGTTCAGCAATGAATAAAGTATTTGATCCACTACTATTATTCCCACCTGCAAACATCATATTTGTTAAGGTTCCCATTTTTTCAGGGGTATAACTATTTAATGCAAAACCAATAGCATAAGTTATATCTCCACTAATATCAGCAACTTGAGGACCTGCAAAAATATTTGCATCACCATATTTGTTTCTATCAGTGTTTATATTCATTATTGGATATTCACCAAACATATTAATAGTTGGTGTTCCGTATGCGTTTCCTGTTGATATTGATAAGCTTCCTGTTCCATCTGCTTGTATATCTGATATTGATAAATCACCACCATTTGAAACATTAATATTCATACTACCTGAACCATTTCCTCCAATTGTATTACCTAAGAAAAAGTCACCATTTGCTGCAAAATATGTTGTTGGAGCTTCAAAATTTATATTTGATTGAGCGTCACCTACTAAACTAATTGCTGGATTTGATCCAATAATCGACATTGAAGATGATACTGTTAATGAACCAGTTATAGATTGATTTAATGCAAAAGATCCTGTTGTGATTAAACCATTTCTATTACCTCCACTTGTACCGCTTGATCCTGATGTTCCTGAAGTTCCCACTCCTGATGTACCCGAAGATCCTGAACTTCCATTAGTTCCACTAATTCCTGAAGTACCACTTGTCATGCTACTTACAGACTTATAATATAATTTACTTGAAGCTGAATCTATTACAACAAAATTATTTGAATTTGAACCTGTAGTAATTCCAATTCCATATGTACTTCCAACTAAATTAATATCATTAGTTGCAATAATAGGTGCATAAAAATTAGTAGATTGATAAAAATCAACTCCATTATGAAATTCAGAATTTGCAGGTGAAGAAGCTGCTACAATTATTGAACCTGTAATGTTAATTGAACCAGTAATATTTAATGAACCTGATAAAGGTTGTTTGCTTATATATGAACCTGTAGTTAAAACACCCACTAAAGAAGGAGAAATACCTGAAGATCCACTTGTTCCATTGCTTCCTGAAGTACCACTCGTTCCAGAAGAACCATTGCTTCCATTTGTACCTGATGTACCATTTGAACCTGAAGTTCCATTGCTTCCTGATGTACCTGAAGTTCCATTTATTCCAGAAGTACCACTTGAACCATTGCTTCCTGATGTACCTGATGTACCATTTGAACCTGAAGTTCCATTGCTTCCTGATGTACCTGAAGTTCCATTTATTCCAGAAGTACCACTTGAACCATTGCTTCCTGATGTACCTGAGCTTCCTGACGAACCATTAGAACCTGAAGTTCCATTTATTCCAGAAGTACCACTTGAACCATTGCTTCCTGATGTACCTGAGCTTCCTGACGAACCATTAGAACCATTACTACCACTTGTACCAGATGAACCGGCAGCACTAAACACTGACCAAACAGCAGGCCAAACAGCAGGAGGATTATTTGTATTTGTTGATAAAGCAACATATGATTGTCCTTGAAATAAAACAACGTCATTTAAATGATAAGTTGTTGTATTATTCCAATTACCCATTACACTGAAACCTGTACCACTTGATCCACTTGTTCCTGAACTTCCATCAGTTCCATTACTTCCTGAAGATCCTGAGGTTCCACTTGTTCCTGAAGTTGATCCTAATACCGGTAGACCATTTACAAAAAATGATCCTGATATATTAACTTCAGTCAAACTTACTTGTAAAGGGGTATCAGAACCATCTCCTGTTTGTACTGTTTGTAAAGTATTAGTTACACCATTGGTGCTATCCGTCATCTTTAATAGACCTTGATATGAACTACTGACGTATAAATTATTTAATTCCATTTGTTTTTATTTTAAGGTTGTTTTTTAACATCTTCCCATTTTTGTGACTCAATTCTCCATAACTCAGCAAGTTCTTCCCACGTAACCGGTGCACCTAAACTTCTCATTGGTAATACACATCTATCATAACTGAACTTAGCAGTCATTGAAACCGATATTGCCCATCCACCCAAATTTGTTTCATACCATTCCAAAAAAGGTTCAATAGATGCATTCCATTGAGCTTCCCAATCTGATAAGTATAATTTTGAGAAAAAGTCCTTTGCAACTTCCATTGTATCATTTAACACGTCTTCCCTGTTTGCAAGGTCTTCTTCCAATCTATCACATATAATTATCTTAAAATTAAGATTCAGGTTACCACTATGTATTTTAGCAGCATCATATAAAACGAAAAATCTAATATACTTTGGTTCAACCTTTGTGATAATATCATTGGTTAATTGTTGAATCTCACCAAAACCAAATGATTTAATTTGTTCATGTAAATTTGAAAATTCTTCAAAACTATCTATAATTAATCTTAAACTTTTAAATGATTGATATTGAGGGAATTGGAAATTATCTAATACAGGGGTATCACATCTATTATAATCAAAAGGAATAATAAGAGACAGATTCATTGTAAAACCTCCTAATGTGGTCTCATATTTCTCTGTAAAAGGAACTAATTCAGGATTTTGATCAGGATTAACATACCAACTAAAATTACCATATTGAGGTAAATAAGATTGATATAAAACTGTCCAAACATCCATTGCAACATCCAAAGTATCAGACATTACATCGTTTAAGTTAGATAAATCAGATTCAACTTTGTCCATTATAATAACAGCAAACTTGAACGTAATTTGATTTTTTTGGAATATACTCTCACCTGGAACCACATACATACGTATATATTCAGGTTCTTCTTTGGTCTCAATATCGTTGGTGATCTGTTTTATATCCCCAAAACCAAAAGAACGTATTTGTTCGTGATGGTAAGCAATATTTGATAAATCCGCCAAAATCTGTTTATAAGAATAACTCATAATATTAAATATAAAAAAACCCAAAACGTAATTTTAAAATCCATTTTGGGCCTGTTTTTGTAACCTTATTTGTTCTTTATCATAATCAATAAGATATGATAATTGATTCAGTATTTCCGTTATGTTTTTTTTATAGATGTAGTCGTGTTTTGTAAAATCATTTCCAGCAAGTCTGTTGATGACAATGACCCACCCGTACGCTTTTTGAAAAGAGTTGCCCACATTACCTTTCTCATCTTCCAAAGTAGTTTGATCTTGTCCTTCATACTGATCTTCTGGATCAAAGATGCTCGGGTATAAAGAGAAAATCTCTTTTCTAACTTGGTAAAAAAACGTTGTGCTCCCAGCACGTACCTCACATTTAATTTCTTTTTAAATAACTCAGAACGTTTAACCATCTTCTTTACGTCATATTCTTCAATCAAAAAGTTATGTTCTGATATTTCATGTTCAATTGGTCTATACATTACTGCTGCCAGTATATGTAACATATTCAATAATTCCTGTGGTTCTTTGGTTGAGATAGTATCAATGTCCACAAACTCAGCAAAGGTTAAATCCTTCCAATTCGGAAAGAAACCATACTGAACACCATCCAATTCAAATCTATCTACAAAAGGAATATCTTCATCAATTGGAACCATTGAAACTATATATGTTGCAAGATAATTAACTTGTTCATAATCTGATTTTAATAAATCTTCCAATGGTGCTCGGGATACAATATTCAATAATTTTGCTGCAAAATACTGATCCGTGAATAAATCTTTAATTTTGAAAATATTCACATAATCTTCAATTGAAACATAATCTTTCAATTCATATTCCTTTTCCTCTATTTTAAATTTAACCATAATTTGTAAATTGTATTGCGTACCTACCAGTACTCTTAACATTCTTTAATTCAAAATACATTCTCATTGCAACACAGTCTCCCAAATCCGGTGATCTTCCTAACATCTTCTTCATCTCATCTTTTGACTGTATCCCAACTCTATTGTCTTTATCTATATCCTTTAGTTTAACTGCAAGAAGTTCTTGAGTTAATTCATCTACCAATGTATTGTCTATTAAATTAATAGACATTTTACCTTCCTTAAACAACTCACTCAACTTTACATAACACTGACTTTTTAAATTACTGAAGTTCTGTGCAAATAATGCTTTGGAGTTATTTACAAAATTCAATCCTTTAATCTGATCTGCAACACCGCCTCCGACGCCATCACTATCCACGATCACACTATTACGATGAACCTGATATATATCAATCAATTCTTCTATCTCCTGAGTAAGTTGTGTTGTATCTAATTTACGGAATATCTTACACTCAATCAATACCAATCCATTCCATATCATAACAACTGATCTATCCGCACCAAAACGTGCAACGTCAATCGTCATGAATCTTCTGTTATTTGGATTTGGTGCCATATGAAATACAGAATTTGATATACTATCAAAATTAAATAATGCATCATCATCCTCCATATAATTCCAATCTCCTTCCAATAATCTTCGTCTTTGAATTAATGGAAGTGCTCTTAACAATTCAATGTAACTATCAGGTAAGTTTGGATTATCTGTTGGTAATGCGGGAATAAACGCTTTTGGTGCAGTTAATACTCTTTGAACATATGGGATATAAAATTCTTTCTTTAAGAAGTTTTGACCTGGGTTACAAGACATAAACAACTTTGGTGTTAATCCATATTCATCCAATTTAAAACGAAGACGTGATTTTAGAATTGTAGGAACAAGTGCAACAACCTGACTTGCTTCATCCACAAACGCAGCAGTCAATTCAAGACCAGCAAGACTATCAAAGTTTGGATCTGATGGTTGTGCTTGTAAATCTTTTAATATAATCTCACTCTTATTCTTAAATGTAATAATATTACTATGAGCATTATAATTAAAATGGTTTCCTCCTTTCAATCCCATTTTGTTAAATGTTTCAAAAAGGGTGTTAAGTGTCGTGGTTTTTAATTGAGCCAAAACTGTACGACCTATTAAACATCTAATACCTGGATACTTTAAACATAATGTTGCAATCCATAAACATCCCAAATAACTTTTACCTGAACCTGCACTACCTCCATACAAAATTTCTGTATGAATATTATCAAACAATAATTCCCAACAATCAGATTGTTTAGGTGTTAAATTAATTTCCGCCAAAATCTTTTGGGTTATTACTCAAGTTTATTTTTATATCCAATGGAAGACCATCAGAAGTAATATCTAACTTTCTTTGATCAAGTCCCATAATTCTACTAATGTCCCATAGTGTTTCTCTTTCAACTCTCTTGTTTCCATCCTCTCTTGCTCTTTGTAATAGATCCATATATCTACCAACTTGATTGGCAATAATCTCATCCTGTTTTAACTCTGCTCTTTCCTTTAAAACTTTTTTAACTTTAACCCATACTTGTTTAGCCATATTTTCAGTAATACCATATCTTTTTGGATATTCTTTTACAAATTGATCATGAGTTAAGTTTTGATATAAAACCATTTCAATTGCTTCATTTAATCTTTCAAGACTTTGTGAACCAGTTGTCTTTCTTCCTCCCTTTGCTCTAACAACTTCTTGTTTTGGTTCAGGGATATGTTCCATATCCATTTCTTCTTCGTATGGTACTAATTCATTATCCATATTAATCTTTTAATTGATCTATATAGTGTGCAAACTTTCTACCTTGATTGGCAACACATCCACCACAATCAAATTGAAAATCCTCATTAAAAATGAAACTATATACTTTATTTATAAATTCTCTTTTATCCAATGGTACACCTTTCATATTTGATAATTCCGCAAACGCAAGTCTAATATCTTGAGGAGTCGGTACCCATATAATTTCAGGTTCAGGTGCAGGAAGTATAACCTGTTTAACTTCTTTCGCTTTCTTTTTACAAGAAGCACAAGGTTTCTTCTTTACCGTCTTCAATGGATTTTTTATTGCTTCTTCCTTCAATTCTTTTAATCTTTCTAATTCGTCCATATTATTCTGGTTTTACTGGTTGAGGTGTTGGTGTAGGTTCAGGTGCTTTTACACTTCCCCCTTTGCAACCACAACTTTTATATAATTTATCTATCTTATTCATCTTTTATTCGTTTAAATACATTTAACTTCACCGTTTGTTTAGCTTCCCTGATATAAGTTCCAATACTTGTAACAGGTATTGTTGTTTGCTTACTCACCGATCTATGTGATCCCAATATCATCCACCTACTGAAAATATCCTTGTGAAACCATCCTAACCCCCCAAATTCTTCCTCAACTATTTTCATGAACCTTTCATCCGTTTCACTATTATCTTCGACTGGTAGGTCTGTAATGTCTTTTAATTCATTATACAGATCACTTTCCCTTCTTACCTTTCTATAAAACGGACTGGTTTTACTATACCAATTCGTTGTTATACACCTTACAATATAATATTTTATACTAGAATCATCAAGTTTATCCAATTTAATCTCATCTTTCTCGTATAATTGAAGTAATACATCTTGTAACAAATCTTGTGCCCATTGACTATTTTCCGTTATTCTAATACAAATTCGTTCAAGTTCTTTATAATTTCCAACTATGTATAACTCAATTTCCTTCTTCAATATTCAATTGTTTCCTACAATCAAATAACACTGCTGATACTTCATATTGTTCTAGATCATTATTACTAATGATTGATGATTCCAATATTTCATCTAAGAATGTTATTCTGTTTATGGTTGGATCTAAATCACGTTCTAATGCTTGAAGTAAGGTATCAATGATATTATTACAAATAACCTGTTTCTTTCTTGGTGTAAGGTTAAAATATTCCTTTGGAATATCAACCCATCCCAATTCAACTTGACCTCTTTTCATCGTAATAATTCTTAACTAACTTCCTTATTGTGGTGTGAGAACAACTATAAATATAACTCAATTCATAAAAATCTAAACCTTCCTCATGTTTGCGTATTACTTCTTCGGTATAGTTATGAACCTTGGCGAACTTTCTTCCGGTATTATAATCTCTTCTTATT